CCTTGGAACTCACAGGTGCTTGGGTCAACGAAGCCAGAGAACTACCGAAGGCTGTGATTGACGGTCTTACCCACCGTGTTGGCCGTTATCCGAGTAAACGGGATGGCGGGGCGACTTGGCATGGCATCTGGATGGATACCAACCCGATGGATGACGACCATTGGTGGTTCCGTTTGGCGGAAAAAGACCGGATTACGGGCAAGTATGCGTGGAAGTTCTTCCATCAGCCCGGCGGTATCGTGGAAGTTCCACATGAAACCTTGCCAGACAACCCTGAGGCGAATGACCACATCTTTGCGGCTGGGCGTTGGTGGAAGCTGAACGAGAAAGGCGAGAACCTGAAGAACCTGCCGCCTGGTTACTACCTCCAGCAGCTCGCAGGCAAGAATTTAGACTGGATTCGCTGCTATGCCGAGGGTCGATATACCTATGTGCAGGAGGGCAAACCCGTCTGGCCTGAATACGATGACATGCTTATGTCGTCTGACGAGATCGTGCCTGACCCGAACTTGCCAATCCAAGTCGGCCTTGACTTTGGTTTGACCCCTGCGGCGGTCTTTGGTCAGCGTCACAGCTCCGGGCAGTGGCGTGTTTTCCATGAGATCGTAACCTTCGACATGGGATTAGAAAGATTCGGTAACGAATTGATTTCTGAGCTACAAACCCGGTTCCCGAACTTTGAAGTTCTGGTCTGGGGTGACCCTGCGGGTCAACAGCGTGACGCAATCTACGAAACCACAGCCTTTGAGTACCTGCGTACTCTGGGGTTACGGGCGCAACCTACGGCAACCAACGACTTTAAGGCTCGCCGTGAAGCCTCTGCTGCCCCAATGAACCGCCTCGTCATGGGTAAACCAGGACTCTTAGTACATAAATCATGTAAATTGCTGAGGAAATCCCTTTCAGGCGGTTACCATTTCAAGCGCATTGCCGTGGGTGCAGGGCAAGAACGATTCAAGGACACGCCAAACAAGAACGAACACTCGCATGTGGGTGACGCATTTGGTTACTTGCTGGTGGGTGGCGGCGAATACCGGAATATGACCCGCAAAAATACCAGCACACTTGGACGCACTTTTGTGTCACAAAGCCTAGTCAACACAGATTTTGATGTGTTTGCTGCGTGAAGGTTCTTGACCTTAACTATCTAGCCAAAGCCCCGCCTGGGATCATATTCGTTCCGTTTGTCAAATATCACGCCAAACAGATGACTCTACAGCAGTCCGATGTTTTGGCTTTTGGCGACACAATCAACATTGCTGACCGACTGGCAGAGCAGGCAGCCGCAGGGATCGCCGTTACTGTCCTAAAGAACAAACATCCGATTGCAATTTGGGGCAGTTACCAGCTCTGGAATGGTGTTGAAGAGGCCTGGCTGATTACAGAAGAGGTCACGAGGAGCTATGCGGTTTCCTTGTGTAAGGTAGCCAAATTGTATTTTAGCCTTAGATTTCAAGAAGCTAGCTTGCATCGTTTACAAATTACCGTAAGATGCGAAGACAATCGAGCTGTGCGCTGGGCAAAATGGCTAGGGTTTCAGGTCGAAGGAACGATGCGTGGGTACTACCCAGATCAGTCCGATGCGTATTTAATGTCCATGCTAAACGGAGAATAGACATGGGTGGAGTCGTAAAGAAAGTTGCAAAAGTAGTTGGCATTGCGCCAGAAGCGCCAGCGCCAGCCCCAGAACCGCCACCAGCCCCAGCGCCAGCGCCTAAACCTGCGCCTAAACCTGCGCCAGCGCCTGCACCAGCACCTCCGCCAGCAAGACCGGAGCCAAAAACAGCAAGCAAAGAAGAAACCGAAGCTGCTCGTATCCGTAGAGCGCAAAGACGCGCAAGAGCTGGCGGTCGAGCGTTGCTTTCTTCTGAAGATTCTCTTGGTTCAACTACTACATTGGGGTAAATCATGGGTGGATTTGTAAGAAAATTATTTGGCGTTCCTGATGCTCCGCCTCCTCCGGCTCCAGTTCAATCGCCTGTTACACAACAGATGGTAGATCCTCGTGAGGCGCAACTGGATGTCCAAGAAAAACAAATCGAAGCGCAAGAAGAACGGCTAGCGAAGGAAAAAGCTGAAGAAGCAAGAAAGCTTCAAGCAACCAAAAGAGCTAGGGCTAGGGCTGGAAGTCGTATGTTGCTTTCTTCTGAGCGTGAAAATCCTGAGCTTGGCGTTGGAACGGATGTGTCAGCATGAACAAGCAAGAAAAAATTGCTTATGTAATGAAGGAGTTTGCTAAGGGCAAGCTCAAGTCTTCTTCCGGCAAGAAGGTAACCAGCAAAGAACAAGCTGCTGCCATTGCTTATTCAGAAGCTAAGAAGTATCCGAAGAAATGACCAAGATTGTCATTGGCAGAGAATCGCATGGCATTAAGGCTCGCCATGTAAGCCCTACTTACCAAGACGGTAATGGGGATCAGGTCATTGTTGGCACAAATTATCCAATGCCAATTGAAGATCACTTCTCTGCAAACTTGCATCTTGGCAATGCATATAGCTTCGGCGCAGTTAATGACTTTTCAAATCTACTCGGTGCTGGCAATAGCTTAGACCTTGCCATTGCATTTGGCTCAGGCACTGAGGCCAATATGAGCATTGAAGGTCTTTGTGGTGGTGATGCTGAAGGCTTTCTTTATGAGAACGCAACTGTCACAGGCGGCACAGCAGGAACTGCGGTAAATCTGAATCGAGTTAGCACCAACACCAGTAACTCTGCCATCTTGGTAAACCCAACAGTTACCTCAGTAGGTACGCTACTTGGCAAGTACATCATCTTAGGTGGCACTGGCAAAAAGGCTGCTGGCGGTGATATGGCAGGTTCTCAGTTAATAATGAAACCTTTAACTACTTATCTGTTGCGACTAACCAATGTCAATGGCACGAATCATGTCGCAGAAATCGTTATAACTTGGTTTGAGCAGGAAATTTAATTATGGCAAAGCCAATGAAACTCACTGTTGAGCAGATTCTGAAACGCCATCAAATCGCTCAGACCCGTAAAGAAAACTTCCGTGACTTGTACGAAGATGCGTATGAGTTTGCATTGCCACAGCGTAACTTGTATGACGGTTACTATGAAGGCAAGGTAGGCGGTCGCCGCAAGATGAATCGTGTGTTTGATTCTACTGCAATCAACTCTACCCAGCGTTTTGCCAATCGTATGCAGTCAGGCATCTTTCCGCCGCAGCGTAAGTGGTGCAAGTTAGAGCCTGGTAATGAAATTCCAGAAGAACGCCGCATTGAAGTGCAGCAGATTCTGGATGATTACAACGAAAAAATGTTTTCAGTCCTGAAGCAGTCAAATTTTGACATTGCTATGGGTGAATTCTTGTTAGACCTGTCTGTGGGTACTGCTGTCATGCTGGTTCAGCCGGGTGACGCAATGACACCAATTAACTTCATTCCTGTGCCTCAATATCTGGTCAGCTTTGAAGAGGGCGCAAATGGTCAAGTGGACAATGTGTACCGCCGCATGCGAATCAAAGGCGAAGCAATTAAACAGCAATGGCCTGACGCAGAAATTGATACAGACCTAAAGCGTAAGATTGAAGAAAAACCAACAGAAGAAATTGAACTGATTGAGGCTACAATTCTTGACTATGATCGTGGCGACTATTGCTATCATGTCGTACACAAGGAATCAAAGTCAGAACTCGTCTATCGCCGCAAGAAAACAAGTCCTTGGGTTGTAAGCCGCTTTATGAAGGTGGCTGGAGAAATCTACGGTCGTGGCCCAGTGATTACTGCACTGCCAGACATCAAGACCCTTAACAAGACTCTTGAGCTTCTTCTTAAAAATGCATCACTTGCAATCAGCGGCGTATATACAGCAGCCGATGATGGTGTCCTAAACCCACAGACTGTACGCATTGTTCCTGGTGCAATCATTCCGGTAGCCCGTAATGGTGGCCCTCAAGGTGAATCACTGCGAGCATTGCCTCGTGCAGGTGACTTCAATGTGTCCCAGATCATCATCAACGATCTGCGGATGAACATTAAGAAGACCCTGCTTGATGAATCATTGCCTCCAGATAACATGTCTGCCCGCTCTGCGACAGAAGTTGTCGAGCGCATGAAGGAGCTGGCTCAAAACCTAGGCTCTGCTTTTGGTCGCTTGATTAACGAAACTATGATTCCTCTTGTGTCGAAAACACTTGAGGTTATGGACGAAAGCGGGGTTATTAACCTGCCGCTGAATGTTGACGGGCTTCAAGTAAAGGTTACACCTACTTCTCCGCTGGCAATGGCGCAGAACATGGAAGAGGTGAACTCAATTATCCAGTTCAATCAAATTGCACAAGCACTCGGCCCGAATGGTCAAATGATGGTCAAAGTTGAGCAAATGCTGGAATACATCGCCAAGAAAATGGGCGTTCCGTCAAGCATCATTACGACCCCTGTTGAGCGTCAGCGTCTGATGCAGCAAATGCAGCAAATGGCGCAACTTGCTATGGAACAGCAACAGGGCATGCAACAACCTGAAGGTACAATGCAATGAGCGGATGGGAAGACATGGAACCGATGAATGTGGTTCCGATTGACCGCAAGAAAGAAGACCTAGACATCCAAATCGCCCGTACTTTCTCTACAGAGGAAGGGCAAAAAGTGTTAGCTTGGCTGCGAGAGCAATATCTTGAGCGACCAAGCTGGCAACCTGGAGCTGAATCCAGCTTCGGGTTCTTCCGCGAAGGACAGAACTCTGTTATTCGTGACATCGAAACTCGTATCAAGAGGATTAAAGAATGAGCGAAACCGAAGAAAGCGGTGGCCTCCTAGACGGTGTATCAGTAGAAGCTGATGCTCCAGAAACGGGGACAACCTCTGCTGAAACGGAAGTGAGCCACATCCAGGCTGACCCCAATGCAGAGGATGATTCTCCACTAGAGCGCCCTGATTGGTGGCCTGAAAAATTTTGGGCAAAAGACAACAACGAGCCAATGCTTGAGGAAATGGCGAAATCGTATGCCGAACTTGAAAAGAAGTTCCGTAATGGCGATCACAAGCCCCCCGAAGAGTATGACACTGCCGTTCTGAATAATGTCCCTACAGATGATCCGGTTGTTGGTTTTTATGTGGATTGGGCCAAGAAATATGGCGTTTCCCAAGAAGCATTTAATGAACTGGCTGGAAAGGTCATGGAAATGGGAGCCGAAGACGCTCAGATGACCCAGCAAGACCTTGAGGAAGAGCGTAAATCCTTGGGGCCAAATGCAGACGCAATCATCAAAAACATGGCAACTTGGGGTCATGGTTTGGTGAATAAGGGCATTTGGGGCGCAGACGACCTAGAAGAGTTCAAGATCTGGGGCGGGACTGCTAACGGAATCCGCGCTCTTCAGAAGCTTCGGGCTTCTTACGAGGGCCGAGTGCCAATTGAAAAAGCTGCTCCGCAGGGAGTGCCTAGCAAGGATGAGCTGTTCGATATGGTTGCAAAACCTGAGTACAAGACTGATCCTGCATATCGGAAGAAGGTGGAAAAGCTCTTTGAGCAAGCCTTCGGAGAGGCAGCATAATCAACCACATAGCCCCCTTTGTTGGGGGCTTTTTTATGGGGTTGTTGCAAACCATTGAATTGTGTATAGAATCAACCTCAGGCTAATCGAGCAATCGACCCTGGATGGTGGTACTCCACCCAACTGGCGAGTTGTAAAGCGCAAGTCTTGGCCCACGCAATGTGGACAACCAATAGGGCGACAAATTAACCGTTAAACCGTAATAGGAGATCACAAATGGCCGTTAATATTTCTAACGCATTTGTTACCCTGTTCGATGCGGAGGTTAAGCAGGCTTATCAGGCTGAGTCCGTACTGCGTAACACCGTCCGTCTTCGTACCGGGGTCGAGGGTTCTACTCACAAGTTCCCGAAAATTGGTAAAGGCGTAGCTCAGGTTCGCATTCCGCAGACCGATGTTACCCCGATGAATGTCAGCTACTCACAGGCAACTGTGACCCTGTCTGACTACATCGCTGCTGAATACAGCGACATCTTCAATCAGGCTAAGGTCAACTTTGACGAGCGTTCTGAGCTTGTTCAGGTTGTTTCTAAGTCGATTGGTCGCCGTGCTGACCAGCTCATCATTGACGCACTGGCTGCATCTGGTACTTCTAACACCGTAGCTTCTTCAATCGGTGGCGCTAACACCGACCTGAACTTGGACAAGCTGCTGGCCGCTAAGAAGGCAATGGATGCTGGCAATGTTCCGATGGAAGGTCGTCACATGTTGATCCACGCTAACAACCTGTCTTCGCTGTTGGGTGAAACTGAAGTAACTTCTTCAGATTACAACACCGTTAAGGCTCTGGTTGCTGGTGAAGTCAACACTTTCCTCGGCTTCCAGTTCCATGTAATTGGCGACCGTGACGAAGGTGGCTTGTCCATCTCTTCTGGTGATCGTGTGGTTTACGCTTGGCATCAGCAGGCCGTTGGTATGGCTGAAGGCATGGGCGTTCGCACCGAAATCAACTACATCCCGGAAAAGACCAGCTTCCTGGTCAGCTCCATGTTCTCTGCTGGTGCTATCACCATTGATGCAGAGGGCGTAGTTGCTATCACCTGTGACGAAAACGGCGCTTAATAGGAGGTAGCAATCATGGCTTTTAGTTCAACTGGTTTTGCGACCATCGGTGCTTCAAAGGCTGGCAATGCCCCGTCTTTGTATGCTTACTCCACCACTGACGCTATCGGTGACATCAACACTAGCGGTTACTTCAATGACCTGAGCGACAACCTCAGCGTTGGCGATGTAATCCTGGTTCGTTCGTCCACTGGTGGCACTCAGGCTCTCACCCTCGTTTATGTTGCTTCTAACGCAAGCGGCGTAGTCGATGTGACTGATGGCCTGACCATCACCGCTACCGATTCAGACTAATCGGTAAGTGGTAATGAGGGGAGTCACTTCTGGGTTATCCTGGGGGTGGCTCCCTTTTCTTTATAGGAGTTAGAAATGGCAGCAGGTGATTCAGCTCTAACAGTTTGCTCGGATGCGCTGTTGTTGCTTGGCGCAGCCCCAATATCTTCATTCAACGAGGGTACTGACGAGGCAAACACCTGTGACCGTTTGTATCCTGATGTTCGGGATATGACGCTCCAGGTTTACCCTTGGAGCTTTTCTTTTAAGAAAGTCCAATTGGCTCGCACCATCAATACGCCAGTCAATGAGTGGACATACGAATACCAATTACCTTCGGATCGAATTGGCCCGCCTCGTGCTGCATTTAACAGCATCAGCGTTGGTGCAAGGCCAATAACCCGATGGGAAATCTATGGCGATAAGTTGCTGACAGATGAACCAACTATCGTTATTGACTATCAATATTCTGTTTCAGAGTCCTCAATGCCTGTGTGGTTTATTCAGCTTTTGAAGTACCAAATGGCTTGGCATCTATCTGAGGCAATTACAGATCAGATTGATAAGACTGAATACTGGCGCTCAATTGCGCTCGGTACTGCTGGTGAGAATGGTCGTGGAGGGTACATGCGTACAGCCATGAACATTGACGGTCAAGGCTCTCCGCCGCAGATGATCGAAGATTATAGCCTGATTGCGGTGCGTTACTAATGGCAAGATTTGTCACAATGCAAACCAACTTCAGCAGCGGGGAAATCGATCCTCTGCTGAGAGCGCGTATTGACTTAGATCAATA